TACTGCTAATCAAGTAGAAAATATACCGGACTATTTAGACAATTTATTTATTACTTGTGGTAGCGGAATCACGTCCATTGGAATATTAGTTGGAATAAAAAAGTTTGGCAAAAAGATAAGAAATATTACATTGATAGGAAACGCACCAAATAGAACTTTAAAAATAAAAAAAACATTAGCACTAATAGAAAATTATGATAATCAATACAAAGGTGTTTTAGACATTGATTTTAATTTTATAGACAGATATTCAGATATAAATTTCAAATATGAAAGAAAAGAAACTGGATTTCTAAATGATATATTGCTGCACCCAAACTATGAAGCAAAAGCTTGGAATTATATAGTTCAAGAAAAACTACTATCTGGAAAAAATTTATTTTGGATAGTGGGTGCTTCTTTATAAGAAAGGAAATTATGACATACAAATATCCAATTCAACTAACTCAACAGTTTCGTTTTTGTGGAAATGCTTTTAGAATAGACCTATATCGGGGCTGTGATTTTGGTTGTAATTATTGTTTTGCTAACAATCGTGGGGGAGGCATTAAAAGAGGTTACGATAGCGCAGAGTTTGAACAAATTGAAAATTTATTTACAAAAGCTTTTGAATCTGATAAGGAATATAAAGATGTAACAGTTGAACTTATAAAGAGAAAAGTTCCCTTGCATTTGGGTGGCATGTCAGACCCTTTTCAAGAAAGAGAATTTGAACAAGAGTTGTCTTATAAATTGTTGGAATTGACTAAAAAATATAATTATCCAATGATTATATCTACAAAGCAAGCTTTTTTACCTGAAAAATATTGGCAAGTTATGGATAATAAAATTCATGCTTTTCAAATTAGTTTAATGGGATATGATGATAGTTTCCTTACTCAATACGAGGGAAATACCCCAAGCGTAACAGAAAGAATTGCATTTATGCAAAAATTACATGACAATGGTTTTTGGGTATCTCTACGTTTGCAACCACTAATTGATTTAGAACAAGCAAAGAAAGTTATTGTGGCTGTTGAAGATATTGTCAACTATATTACTATAGAACATTTGAAAATTCCTAATGATAATGTGGAAATTAAAAATTTATTTGCGCCACTCATAAAAAAGGAGGATTATTATTATCCTAGTTCTATGCGTAACATGGAACTTAAAAAAGAAATAAAAGAATATAATTTTAATGAAATTAAAAAAATTACTAAAATTAAATTAGGTGCTGGTGATAATGATTTACATTATTTGTCAGATAGCCGAAATTGCTGTGGTATTGATACGATTGGAAAAGAATTTGATAACTGGTTAAAATATAATTATACATATTTTGTGACAGGTGATAAAAGTGAAAATTTTGACGAGCTATGGTGTCCTGTCGGAAATGTAAATAGTTTTTTAAATCCTGATACTCGCATAAAGGGATTTAATAGTTACAAACAATATACAGATGCATATACAGAAAAATTTGGTAAGAAAATGAAAAGGTTAGAAAAAAATGAATAAACTAGATTAAAATAAAATATAACTTTCATTTGAAACAATAAGGAGATTCTTGTGCGTGAAATAGACCGTATAGACCGTATCTTAAATATCATTTCAAAACTCTGGCATTTAATGCCAGATTTGAGATTGGGGCAACTTCTATATAATTTCGCTGGCTTTGGAGATAAAGAGTATTATATAGAGGACGATATCACTGAAGAGAAATTGTTAGCATCACTGCGTAAGTGGAATATTGAATGATAATCGTAACTCATATATATTTATGTGAAGTTTGTGGTAAAATTGTATCAGAAACGGAAGAGGGTGACCGCTATGGTGATGACCTTATAGATTATCCTAAAGGTTGGATAGATGTTTGGAAAGATGATAACCACAATGTTGGATATTGCCCAGAATGTGCAGAGAAGCATAAGGATGAATATTATTTAGATAAAAATAGTTTTTATTGGTACAAATAAAAGGAATCTATACATATGAGAAACGAACGTCAAGAAATATACTGTCACGAGTGTAATAATTATGTCCAATTTGTCATTGACCTTGAACTGAACGGAAATCATGTTCTCAAATGTCCAAAATGTGGACACGAACATTGTCGAGTTGTTAGGAACGGAATTATCACCGATGACAGATGGGATAGTAGAAATGGAGCAGCGATATATGTATCAAGATATACAATCACTTATAGCACAAATTCATATGCTACAACTTCAAGTTTTGGTACAGCCACAAACGCTTTCATCTTTGCCTCTGCCGGCACCTCGGTAGCATAAAGGGAGATTCTATGGGATGCGTAGAAAATGTAGATTACAATAAGTTTCCAAAACAAAGTAACTGGCTTAATAAAAGAACAAGGGTTTGTTTTTTTATGGAGAAAAGACTCTTAAGGGTACAATCGTTAGAGAAGATATGGAAGACCCTTTTAGAACAATAATTCGCCTTGATGATGGTAGATATATATTGTCTGGTGAATGTCAATATGCACCAGAAAATTAATAAAATAAATGTTTATGACAACACTAAAGAAAGGTTTTATGAAAATTAATATAGAAGATATTCAAAAGAATCTCGACCAAAGAAAAGAGTGGAACCTTTTTCCACTTGATAAAATTGAATTCTATGAAAATGGTATAAAATTAGAGATACCCAAAGATGTGATTATTCAATTTGAAAAAATTGGATTGAATAATGTTGATTTCATTACTAGTGGATATTATAAAAGGAAATTTTAAAATGAATTCTGAATATGGAGATTTCAAACTGAATTCTGAACTTGGTACTTATACGACAGAAAACTTTGAATTAACAAAGAAGCATGAATTTGATGCAGGACTTGATATTTGCTCAAATGAAAATATCGAAGTACCAGCAAGAGGAAGACAACTTGTGATGACCGGAATACGGTTGAAAATTCCAGATGGCATGGCAGGACTAGTCTGGTCTAGAAGCGGACTTTCTGTGGCACATGGTATAGAGGTGGGGGCAGGACTCATTGATTCCACATACAGAGGCGAGTTGGGTGTTTTACTATATAACCACTCTGACGAACCATTTGAGATAAAGAAAGGCAATAGAATTGCCCAATTAGTTACTGTTCCAATTATGCTTGATACATATCTAAAAGTTGAAACATTAGATGAAACGCCTCGTGGTGAAGGTGGATTTGGTAGTACAGGAATATAATAAAAAGGTAAAAAATACCCCCTCGAATGAGGGGGTATTTTTTTATTTCGTAGTTCTACGTGCATATTTGCGTTTTGGTGCTTCTAATGGTATCAAGTTAGCATTCTTCATTTGAACAATAAGTTCAGAATTATATTGCTGTGCTACCCCTAAATCAAATTTTAACTCGTTGATAACTTCATCTTGTTCACACATTTTTATTTCTTGTTCGTTGAGTCGAATATTATTGTTATCGATTACTATAGCCTGTTCTTTAATAGTTAGGTCTTGAGCCACTACTTTACTATTAAGCTCATCATGTGCGAACTTAAGCATATTATAATCATTTTCAAGTCGTAAAAGCTTAGTCTGCAAATTAACCGCTTGTTCTGCAGCTTTGTTGGCAATATCATTAAACTGGTCAGCTACAGACGCTTCTTTTCCCAGGTTGTCTAAATCCATACCCTTTGCTTCTTTAGGCATCATTTTTGCGGCTCTTATCCATGTAAATACAGCACCTATTATAGCTATAATACTCGATATTAAAACGCCTGTTACTAAATTAATTAGTTCTTGAGTAAGTTCCATTGGTCGCTCCTTCCGCTTTTTTCAAACTTATATCTTATGCGCGTCCATACGGAAATAACAGATGAAGATAATAAGATAACAGGTCTGATAAATAAACTTCCAAATGAATACGGCACTATTGGGGCAACTTCAATAAAAGACTCTTCTAATATATAACCAAATATTATTGACCACACAAAGCAAATTAAAGTTTGGACTAATACAATCCAATCAAACTGCCTTTTAAGTTTTGTCAGTAATAGATATCCTACTCCGAACCGTACTCCTATAACTGAGAATACAACAATAAGTACTGCTAAAAAGTTGACAACTATATCATATATAGTTTTCATAGGTATTTACTTCCCTTCCTTCGATATTTTTCTTTTTCACTTATTGCTGTACCAACAGCTTCCAGTACAATTAGCGGGCGTATAACTACCGCTCCGAAAGAACTATTATCTATTATGTGTCCTTTTATAGCTGTTGCAACAATGATATAGCTAAATGCAACTACAAATAGAAAACTAACAATTAAATTAAAATATGTGGTAAAAAATACTTTACCTGTAGTTTGTTTATAAAGTAAAATCCTTTTTATGTTATAGTATATTGCCCATGAAAACCAAAAGATGATATTTGCGGATAAAACTATTGCTATAACATCTAGCGCCGAATTTACTGTTTGTGCTCCTTCTATCATTTCAAATCCTTTCTTTTTTGTCTATATCACTCTTTTTCATAAGCAAAATGAAAAGCCCTACTCAAATATATCTTTCGGGCTTATATCTATTCAACAATTGGTGTTGCTACATATAATGTATCACAAACTGTAAACCTAACTTTTTCAGTAAAAAACTTTCCTAAACTGGTTTCCACATAGCCTTGAACAGACCATACACCCGGTTTATCTATATCCCCGGCAATAGTTATGTATTGTAATATTCCATCAGCTCCATTCGTTAAGAATGAAGCTGATTTTTGCACCTTTGTTCCAGATGGATTCTGGAAATAAATATATTTTACATCAGCGGTATCAAGGTCAATTGGTACGCCGTTTTCATCGGTGACAATTAGCCTAAATATAGTACCAACGTCCCCTTTATGAATAAATGTTGACTTCATGTAACCTCCGATAATTCTTTATATGCTGGCATCTCTATTCTTGTTATTATTTTTACGGTTTCAATAACTTGCATATTCATAATAACAAAGAATTCAGCAATTTCAGCGTATTGGATATCTACCAGAATGTGTCCATCTAATTGTATAGCGGACGTATTTATAATAACAACTTCTCCTTCGTGTGTTACATGAGTAACATCTCCAGATACTTCAAAACTAGATGCACAAGCAATATCGGACAATCCATTATGGATAGCATGTAATATACTTCCAATCACATTTAGTTCTGAAATTATAATAGTATTTGATTCGCCTTCTAGTTCGCTAGCACTTAATCCACTGACACCTAGTAATGATGTTATTGTAATATTGGTTGAACCATCAATAACCATATGGTCAACACTACCAATAACCTCTAATGTGGAGTTAGATATAATACTAGAAATTCCTTCTCGTATGCTAAAAATGCTAGCTTCAATCAGCATTGTAGAATCATTAACAATAGTTACTGAACCCTCATGTACAGGGTGGACAATCGTAGCAGATATTACTAGCGTAGAATTTTGCTCAACACCAGCAACGCCTTCAAGTAAACTACCTACTTCGGGGAAAGCCAACAGATTAGATGTAACATCAATAGTAGTAGCGCCCTCGTGAATGGGATGTAAGACAGTCGCAGATACTTCTAATGTAGAAGTTCCTGAAACAATCGAAGCGCCCTCCTGCGTTCCCGCTTTCCAAGACGATGCTAAAAGTTCTGATGTGACATTAATTGTAGCTAAACCTTCATGAGTAGCATGTGTGACACTTCCCACCAAATCCATAGTGGATTGAGTGGTAATATCATTTGAGCCTTCCAAAATTGCATGTGTGATTGTATCTTCTGTCAATAACTGAGAAGTTACAACAATTGCGGTTGCTCCTTCCAAAGTTTGATGTAATACTGTATCAACAGCGACTAAACTAGAAGTCGTATCAATCGCAGCACTAGCCTCAATGGTTTCGGCGCTTACTCCAACAGCTAATAATTCACTTGTGATGACAATAGCTGTTTCCCCTTCGAATACCGCATGAGTAACCGTTCCAACTAAGTCAGTATAGAGTTCACCAGATGTATTTAATGAGGAAGTGCCGCTAATTGAGGCACTTCCTTCATGGTAAACTCCAGTAACAGGGAAATAGTTGAGTGCCCAATAGTATTGTCCAAAATAACTATCTGATAAAATATAGGTTTCTTTCGCCATAGACACTCCTTTCTAACAGGTTTATACTGTTAAGGTTATTTTTGACCTGTTTCCATTTGTATCTACTGCTGCCACAATTACATTTGATGTATCGTCAACACCACGGAAAGTTATAGTTGAAGTTTCTGCTCCGGACACTTTTCCAGCTAATGCTGATGCGAGTATTTTAAGAATTTGGCGCATGGTGTAAGTACCAACAACAAGTTCATCTAAAATAGAATCTACTGCTTCGGATGTTAATTTTACCCCGTCCGTGCCAGTGTCGGCGAGGATGTCCGTGACCGCCTTGCTGAATGAGCCAGCGGAAGTGTGTCCGCTTGTGGCTTCATCCAGAACAGCATCAGCAATGCCAGCCGCAGTAACGCCAGCCAACTCGTACCAGCGCGTAGTCCAGTCAGGCGTTGAAGTGTCGCCAGCCAAGCCGTCAACGTAAACCGTCAGCACGTCCCCATTCCTGACCGTAATCCAGCCGGATTGCCCTGAGATTGCGGTCAAGCCCGAAGCCGCCGCCATCGTGGTTTGTGGCAGGATGCGGTAAGCCGAGCCAGAGCCGCCGATTTGCCGAGTAACGTACATAACGTAATCGCCGTTGCCAGCCACCGCGTCTATTGATACATCGCACATGACGAGCTTATCGCCTGTTGACGTGTAAGCCCCGACTGCGGTTGCCGCGCTGATGTCTACATTCGTTCCTGTATCCGTTTCTAAGTGCGTAAATACTGCCATATAAGCCTCCGATTAGCCGCAACGTGATAAGAGTTGCGCGATGAATGCCGCCGATTGAAGTTCCGCGTTTGCCGAGCCCCACAGGTTGTAGATTGCCTCCGCCTGTTCCGCGTTCACGCCCAAATAACCTGATAACGCGGTGAAGTCCGAGCCGAGTGCCACTTGGTCAAGCACGAGCTTGAGATTGTTCCAGTCATCCTTGACCCGTCGAAGCGAGTCAATCGCCGAGCGTGCCTGTGACGAAATGCGGCTTGCTGATGTTGAGATGTCGATGTATGCTGATGCCATAATAGTTCCTCCGATTAGATTGATTAAAGTGCCGCTATTGCGGTGTGTAAGTTCCCCATTTGTGTATCAGTCAAGCCTGTGCTATAAAAGGCAATGGCGTAGATGTAGCCGCCAAAATATCTGCTTGGTGCGGCATAACGATTGCCAATAACAAGCCCATCTGAGTTTATTGCGGCAGTCTTAGCTATGTTTCCGACATCCGTGCCGTTAAAATAGGTATCAACTCGTGTCCCTGCGACCAAATTCATACCTACGGTGTGGTCTACTTTTATGTTGCCGCCAAAGTAGTTAGATAATAGCGTTCCGTCCCAGTCATAGTTTATGCTATTGCCTACATAGTTGGAGTTGATTTGGATTAGTGCAGTATAGGCATGGTTAAGGTTAAAGTAGTTTCCATAATCCCCTCCGCCCGCACCAGCCGCTTTTGCAAATACAATTACAGCACCGATATTGCCAGTGTACGGCACAAGCAGTTGCGCGTCACCCGAAAAGTCCCATCCAGTTTCGCTTGCCCAACTTGGCGATGTGCCTTCTGCTGCGTTGTTGCCATTTCCCGACAAATCCACCAGCGAAGCCGCATAACTCGCCGCCCCCTTCGGTTGGTACGCTGCCACGCAACTGGTTATCGTGCCGCTCAAATCCCACCAGCCGCCGCCAGCAACCGCCGCCTGACTTGACGGTTGGAATGTAGGCGAGAACGTGCGCCCGAATACTGAACCGAATGTCATGCTTGCCTCCTGTACGAAACGATGCGATACACGAACCTCTTCGCGTCCTTGTACCTGCTCTTGAAACTGCCAACGTGCCCATCCCACGGGTCAATCATCACGTAATCCTCATCCGCCAGCTTGCCGATAGAATAATTACTCATATTTCACCTCTACTTTACCATATAAAAGTTTCATTTTAAGACTGAGCACAATCGCTTGCGCCCCACTCTTAAAACGGGGTGGTTTTACCCACCCCATTTCTAGTTGTTTATTACTAAGACTCTTTTTCTCTTAGACACCTGCGTTTTGCAGATTCTCTCATTTTAGCTTTTGTCTCATCTGAATGTTTACAGCCTAGGCTATTTGTATTTCCGATTCTAGATTTAGACATCTTCTCTTTTGATTCCTCTGAATGTTTGTATCCTAGTGTGCGAGTATTTCCAAGTAAAGCATTACTCATTTTGGTTCTTGCTTCATCAGATGGGGTATGTCCTAAAGCATATTTATTCCCAACTAGAGACTCGGATATTTTTGCTTTATGGTCATCAGAAAGTTTTCTTCCCAATGTATTTTTGTTTCCTATGCCGTTTTTGTTTCCTAATGCGGCTTTACTCATTTTTTCCTTTGTCTCATCGGAATGCTTTAAGCCTTTCCTTGATATAAAAGCGTCTGTCGCTATATTATATTCGGGTTTAAGCCCATCTAGGCACGATTGCTCATATATGAACGTATTGTCAGCATCACAAAATAATAGTACGCCAAATTCAAAATTGTCTTCGCCATATTTATTCCATGCGTTTTGCAAGTGTGCGTTATCATGTTTGTTTTTTCGTAAATCAATTAAGTGACGACCCCATCTTGTCCAAATATTAATAGAGCTTCCAATATATTTATGCCCGTTTAAATTGTTTACAATTTGGTAAACTCCCGGAATAGTGAGGGACTCTTTTCCAAAGTTTTTTGCAATGTTCACAGAACCTCACTTTCTTTTAGGTAGAATAGAAATGCTTTTGACACTTCTATTCTACCAATAAATTATGTTTAATATCCTAAGATAAGGTGATATCTATAGCCCCGCTGGAAAACCTGAAGGTATCTCCGGAGTACACTGTTTTACTGGCAGTTAGCGTCTTAAAAAAGTACATATCTCCGGCGGCGTTGGCTGACCTTATCGACATGCCTACCACTGTTCCCCAATTTGCGCTAGCAACAGGGAATGTTTCAGTTGCGGTATTAGCAGTAAAACCGCCAGTCGCATTAGGGGCATCCCATTTTGCAGCGCCATGGCAAGTCACACGTGCGTATGAACCACCTGACACTTCAACACCACCAACATCGGCAGCGTTTGGCATTGTAGTATACAATGTTAGCCATGCAGCAGTCGGTTGGGTGAAAGTAGCTCCATCGAGAATATGGTCAAGCATTTCATTGGCAAGGAATGTAGAAATATCCCCACCTAACGAAATATCCAGTGCTCCCGCGGCAATTGACAGAGTATCCCCTGTATCAACCTGCAAAGATGAACTGAATGAACCATAGAACAAGAGGTTGCCACCTGTTGGGGCATCAAAAATACCAACACTAGTAATCAATCCCCAAACGCCAGTAGCTGTCGGAAATGTGATAGTAGCAGTATTAGAGGTTGCGCCAGCAGAAGCTGCGTCAAAAGCACCCGTTAGTTGTTTACGTGCATAGGCGTTGGCTGAAGCTACTTCTGTGCCACCGCCCGCATCAGAGGGGGTAGCAGTAAATAAAGCAAGATAAACACTTGCTGGTGAAGCAAACGTTCCACTTCGTAGAACGTAGTCAATAAATTTTCCTTCAAGATAGTCGGACATAATATTAACACTCATTATAACTCCATTTCTTTTTGACTTTCATCAAAAATTTGTAATTTTTTTAATTTGTTTTTTCTTCCTCGTTCAACAGAAGCCAAACCTATTTTTGTTTTTGCTTCTTCCGTATGCTTTCTTCCAGTTGCAGCTTTACGAAATTTTTCTGTTGTTTCTTCAGAAAAAGGATTTTTAATCCCTTTGTTCCAAGGAACATTGCCTTTTTTAAAAGTGCCAACCGGATGTTTCCCTTTATTGCCCTCTGATATTTTTCGCTTATGCTCTTCAGACAAAGCTATACCAACATGGAATTGTCTCAAAAACTCTTTTTGCTCATCAGACATTTTGTGTTTACTATTGGTTTCACCAATTTTCCTTTTGTGCTCGTCTGATAATTTCATTCCTTTATTTGGGCATAGAGCATCTATGGCAATATTATACTCTGGTTTATAATAATCTAAATAAATCTGTTCATAAAGTGTTGTATTTTCTCTATCACATATTAAAAGTATTGAGAAGCTAAACGATTCTTCTCCATACTTTTCCCATGCTCTTTGAAACGCAACATTATGACTTTTATGTAAATTTAGATACCACCTATGTGTAATCCATCTTTCGTGTATATCAACAGAGCTACCAATATAAGAATGCCCGTTTACTTTATTTGTAATTTTATAAACGCCAGATATAATGTCTCTCATATTACCTCCTACAGTAACATCCTAATTTAAGTAGTGAGCGAAAGGCGTTTAGGATTACGCTCTTCGGGCTCGAGACCCTATTCGCTCACTTATCTTATTTTTTATTTTGTGTTTTTATTTTGTTTAGCATTCGACGGTCAACCGGAATGCCCAGAGCAGTGAGCCGCGCGAACGTAGCTCCGGTAGAGATTGCGCGTTGCCAGTCCATGCGCTTCTGGTATGAGCTTACGTCAATGCCAAAGGGGTAGGTCATGCTTGCTCCTGCCATTGGCTTAGGTCGAGGATAGTGGTCATGCTTCGTCCGGCATGTCTGACCAGATTTCGTCACGCATCGCAATCAGCATCCGCGCCATTAACTTGAGCACGGTTTTCGCGCTGGCGATGTTGGTGACGTTGGCTTCGATGTAATTCACCGCCTCTGCTGGCGTGATTGTTTTGAGCGCGGTTGCCTTCGCCGCTTCGTCTTTCGCCAGCCTGCGCCTTAGTCGTGCAGGATAGACAATCTGCTCGTAAATCTCCCATTCTTCAGGTGTGAGCGTGCGGCTAAACTCGGCGTGATAGTTGCCAAGTCTTGTTTCAACAAGTGATGTTATCGGTATTCCTGCGTTTTGAAGTAGTGTTAGTTTATCCATGTTATGCCGCCTCGTATGTGAATGTGAAAGAGACAGATCTGTCTACGTTGTTCTGCTCTGCGCCAGTCAGGAAGTCCCAATCAAGTTCTGTAATTACGAATTTAGACGCACTGGCAACTAAATATATTCCGCCCATTGACCAAGTGGAACCGTTATTATAGCCAGCCGAGCCGGCATGCACATCATCATTATTCTTGGGCGGAACTGGTAAGGTTATTAATATCGGCTCCGCTCCTGCCCCAGCAGTTCCACCTTCGACGTTCCCCCACTGCCCTGTGACAGTGACAAGTTTACCAACTTGACAATAGCGGTTGATAAAGCAGCGGGTGTACGTTGGCGCCGTGCCGCCTGATACTGATAGCGTTGGCGTGTAGTTGAACCACTGGGGAAAGCCAACGGGCGATGTCTGATGACTGTAGAATGGCTGCGTCCACGTCTCATTAGCAAGCACGTGGTCGGTGTTCACGGCAACAGTCAGCACGGTGTCGGCGATGCTGACAACCGTGCCGTATCGCTGCGTTGAGCCGGTATTGGTTATCCATTTTAGCCGGTCACCTACCGAGTAGACCGCTGCCGCGCCGCTCGAAACGTTGATGGTAGAGGCTGTTTTCCAAGAGAACGTGCCGGTAACAGGTATCCATCCGTTCTGATAAGAAACGGGCATGAAATAGGTGGAGTCTAAGTTGTCAAGTTTGTCAGAATCAGCCGCTTTTCCGGTTGCTGCCAAATAATAGCTTGCTGATTGACCGTTCAGTTTATCACTATCCACTGCTTGTGCGGCAACACCAAGATAGGTTGAGTCATGATTATGCGTAGACGTTGCAAAATAGTCGGTATTAAACCCATCAAATAAAATGCTATCCACTGCTTTTGCGGCAACACCAAGATAGGTTGAGTCATGATTATGCGTAGACGTTGCAAATGCTAAACTATCGAGTCCATCCAACAAATCGCTATCAACAGCCTTACTTGTCGCAGGTAAATAATAAGATGGTAAATTGCCACCTAATTTTTCAGAATCGGGTGCGTAACTTGCCCATGACAATATTCCATCGCTAGCCCTAAAAACAAAATTTCCGGTAGCTAAAGGATTTGGAGTCGTTATACCAGAAACTCTACCATATGCGTCGATTGTTACACCGATATATGTGCCGGGCGTCAAACTCATTGTTGGCAGTATAAGATTATGACTACCATCAACGCCTAACATAGAACCTATATTAATGCCCTCACTAGCAATTTTACCATTATATAATGAAACTCCAGACTCATCAATAGTTTTATCATTGCTTACCATCAATAAATTACCGGCAGTGCTGTCACTAACAACGACCTGATTTGAAGTAACACCGCCCATCATAATCCATACTCCATTTTGATATTCAAAAGTATAAATTTTATTTGCGATTAAATCACCAACAGTTAAATTAGTTGCCACGCCAAGAGGAGATAACTTTTGCAATGTTTTATTTCCACCAGAGTTTATATTCAATACGGCAGAATTTGTGTTAGATATATCCACGGAAAGTTGAATCTGTATTCCATTTGCCAACGTGCCTATATCGGAGCTTGTAGCTACATAGTTATTTTCCGTTGAGAAAGAACCATATATTCTAAAAAGCGTTCTAGCTAACTCCAAATCATCAATGCGAGAATCTGTTGATATGGCATATGCATCAATTTTGCTAAAAGCAGAAGAAACCGCATTTTTATTTATTGTATCTCTCCAAGTTTTTACGGTAGGGTCATCAAAGTCATCATATACGTCTAGTTCCAACCTTGTTGTAATTGCACTCATAAGTATTCCTCACTTTCTTTAAAGTCCAAATCGCTTAATAATTTTGTATTCCAATAAGAGATTGGAAATGGTATTGGAACGGTACTATCATCATAATCCCAAGTTGATAAAACCCTCCAAAATCCAGCAGTAGCTTCCGCCCAAATACTAATAGTTCCGATTTTGCTAATAAAATTCGCCAATAGTTGTTCATAAAATTGAGCAAAGATACTTGGTGGTAATACTCCCATTGATAAGGACAATGCTTCTTGAGAGGTCAAAGTTGCTATTATCTGAAAATTTTCCGCTAAAGGAAAAGGTAAATCAGAAAATTGCTCTAAAATGCCAGACATGGTTTCATCTATATAAAAAGCAAATCCCAATGGCACTGTACTTCTAAGCATCTCGTCTATTGTACGAACTAAAGTGTCGTCTACATCATATGTAAAGGGTATAGATATTCTAGCAAAAGCGCTGTCAACCTTTGGAAATCCATCAATCAAAACATCAAAATTTTTTATAAGCGAAAGGATAACATCAAAATTTTTTTTAGATGTATCCATATTATAACTCCATTAAACATTTGTCATTTTGAACTTTAAAGCACTTGCAAGAAATACAAGAGTTGCACCAGATTGAACAATTCTTGTTGTTTGAAGCGCATCAAAATACCAAATATTTCCTCCGGTTGCTAAGTCTGATAGGAAAACATGGCTTATTGTACCCCAACTTCCAGTTGCTACCGGAAATGTTATAGAAGATAAATTTGATAATTCCCCGTTGGCAGCACTTGAAAAATATGCCTTTGTATTTAGAACTGCCACCCTCGCATAACTATTACCAACTGGTTCCGTTGCGCCAGTTCCAGTTGATGAAATGGTAGTGGTTGATAAACCAACATAATAATTTGATGGTAGCGTAATACCAGTTGCTCCAAATAAATTATCCAAAATCTTGTTAGAAGCATATACAGTAATCATATAAAATCAATCCTTTCTTTATTCTGGCAAATATAAGTCATAAGACTCTGAAGTGCCATAAAACATTTGAAAAATGGTCATTGTTCCCTGAAAAGGAATGAAATATCCACTTTGATAACCCTCTAGGACAAGTTGATATATAAATTTGCCATATAAACTTTGTGTGTCTTCCGCATTCATAGTTACGGCGATAACATTATAAGGCTCTTCAGCAATTAATTGTCCTTCGATGTTTAATACTAATTTATCTAAATGCCCATAATGAGAGAGCTTAAAATTTGTAGACGTAGCACCAATCATTGATACTGGTGTAATCATATCTAATTCATAAAAATGAAAATGATATTCTTGTTTTGACCCTCCCACAATCGCTAACGATGGTGCAGAACGCATTCCAACACTAACAAAATCGCAATTATCCATGGGTTACCTCATTATGTTGAAGAGATTTGCTTATGAATATTAAGCAAACCCTGTATTGGTATAATAGTACCATAACTACCAAAGAGAGATATTTGGTAAACAAACTTACCATAGAGTCCTAAAGTATCTTCGTCTAATAGCAATATTCGAATAGAATTGTATGGTGATTCATTTACTTTTTGCCCATTGACACTGAGTAAAACATTGTTTGGCTCTCCAAATTTTGTTATACTAAATATTATCGAAGTTGCCCAATCAATAGAAACCGGAGTAATCAAATCAGATTCATAGAAATGAAAAATGTATTCTTGTTGTGACCCACCTACAAAAGATATTTCTGGAATGTTATAAATATTATATTCACTAAATTCACAATCATCCATCGGCTACCTCATTCAAGTTTTTTTGCTCGTCATCCTGTTCTTTGTTGTCTTCGGCAATTTGTTTCATAACGGAATCAAGTGTTAGTCCAGCATGGTATAAATAAGATACACTCTTACCTTTTACTTCTAATTCGGAAATATAATTACCAATGTTACTCAATTGTTGCAAACATGTTTCATTGATTTTATAAAATTTCATTTTAATTCAATCCTTTTAAATTAACTAAGCGCGGTAATAATACCATCTACAACCGACATATTTATTTGACCACCAGCATAACTTCTAAAACTTCTATTCGCAGTTACACTACTATGATAATGATAATAACTAGCATATGTGCTTCCGTGACTATGACTGGTAGGGGCATATCTTGTATCGTTTTGTGCTATGCTCCATATTTGATTTGAGGCGTCAGTACCATCTTTCCAAAGACCTCCTGTTATCAGTGTTCCGGTTCCTGTATTTATTCTAAGATAGTTTGCAGTCAAGAATGTTGTTCCGACAGAGCCTAATGATAAAGTGGTAGCAGATGTAACATTTCCTTCTCCTGAAAACCACAATCCGATACCAAGTCCGCTACCTGCCTCCCCAATACTCCCCCCGGGGAATACAAATCTTCCACCGGAAACACGATACCCACTTAAACTTCCTGCGGTAAATCCACCTAAACTATACCCAGTACCAGTATTGATTCTATCAACGGGAACAGGCGCATTAGTAATTTGGCTCCAATCAACCGCACCCAAAAGTCTTGTAGCACTTATTGTTCCGGTTGTACTAGTAATATCCCCGGTAAATGTTCCAGTCGCAGCAGATAATGACCCGCTGAATACACCACTTCCTTTAATGGTCAAAACACCATTCTCCCATTTTAGATAACTTGTATCGGTGGCACTACCAAGATAAAAATTGCCAGCATTGTCCATATATGTTTTCCACGATGCTATGCCAGTCGTTGGATTTTTATATACATATCCTAACTTTTCATAATCAATATGCAAACCTGTTTCGGTATTTCCAGCTTGAACATATCTTGGTTTGCTAGCAACACTGTCCCAAGCATATCCTGTAGACTGAGAAATATCGCCCGTGAATATTCCACTACCTTTAATTTTTAAAGTGCTAGTCGCAGAAGTCCACGATAAATAGTTAGCATTGTTTTCAGCACCAAGATAAAAGTTACCAGCATTATCCATATATGTTTTCCAACCAACTGGAGCTTCATAATATCCTAAGCGGTCAGACGATATGTGTAATCCTTTCGTTGGAGCATCTTCATCTATAACATACAATGGCTTTCCTGCTAAGGTATCCCAAGTTTCTGGCGGTGGTATTACGGGATATGGTGGCAAATCATAAATAGATGTGTGAGATATTCTTATGTTTCCATCCGAACCTATACTAAGTACTTCCGCCCCACCAGTCTTTTTGATTACAATACCAACTTCTGGATTTATATCAATTACATTTTTAGCATTAGATAATTCTAGGTTCATATTTTTTGCTTTTAAACCAGAGGCATCTACTAAAAATGTTGCCAATTCAGAATTAACATTGTTTTGAATTACTAGGCTATTACCAGCAATCATTCTTCCAACCAGCGCTTCGGCAACTACCCCATATAGATTTTGACCACCAAAATTTATTTCTCCCAGAGCCATTTTCACACTCTGCCAATTATTATTGGTAAAAGCTATTTGGTTGCTAGTGAGCCAAATTTGATTTGGTTCATATCCAGTTACTGTCTTTTGCCTTCCAATAAGCCCATTTGGTGTCAACGAAATTTCCTGGTCTTTGGTCGCCATTAGCGTTGTCAACGAAGCGTTTAACGCTTCGTCTATATACTGATTTACTGCTTGTTGACCACTTTCTACCCAATCGCTCCAGTCCCCAGCGCTATATTTTACCTGCGAAATTGTTCTATCGGCATCTGAATTGATATCTCCTAATTCAATTTCCGAATTAGCTAATCTCAGCCTATTACTCAATAAGAATTTGAAGTCAGTTGGTACATCATAATTATAGTCAAATCCCAAAATTATGGGAACAAACAACGTATCGTTATTTCCATCTTCAAGTTGCACATATAAAGAGCTTCCAAGTGCTAACTGGTCAATAAAAGGTTGGAAATATTTTATAAATATAAAATTAT